GAGAAAATACAACGGAAACCATATGTCTGTTGTGGATCAAGGTGTTAATGAAAAAGACTTTTCCGAACATCTAGAAGAAAGCCAGGATCTACTAATTGGAAAATTAATTCGAGAAATTTATAATCAACATGCAGGAAAATTTCAAGGAAGAGCTCAGCTGATATGGCTAGGAGCAAAAAGGTCTTATAATTTTCATAAAGATATTCATACACCGAATAGATATCATGTACCTATACTGACTAATGAAAACTGTTATTGGTTGTTAAAGAAACATAACGATATTTTTAAACTGCATATGCCAGCAGATGGTAGAGTCTGGTATCTAGACCCAGTAAATATAGAACATACATTTTGCAATGAATCCAATTCAGCAAGATTGCATCTTCTATTAACAAGCGGTTATTAGACCCCTCTGGACAAATTTTGGTAAAGTCAGCTCTCTCAAAAGGAGTGCCGCAGGTTTCTCGGTTCGAATCCGAGGAGGGGTACCAGTTAAATGGAAGGTCAAATCGATTGGTGACGAAAACGGTCTTGAAAACCGCCGAGCGTTAATAGCGCCTTGAGGGTTCGACTCCCTTGCCTTCCGCCAAATACTGTTGTAAAAATACAACAAAATATTTCTTAAAACATGTTGACAAGACTCTGTCTAGAACATATAATAGATACTAAGTTAAGCAATTAACTAAACGTTCTTTAAAAAGTTAGCAAATCAATTTTGGAGCTTGTTCCCTACGGCGGACTGTAAATCCGTTGCCTTAATATGTAGGGTGGTTGGCAATTAGGTTCGATTCCTTCAGGCTCCACCATTAGTTGTATTGTTTTGGAAAAACTCTGTGTACACCAGGGTAATGCACTGTCAATGTCCGCTCTGTCCTGCAGGCATCGGGAATACAGTTGAGGCATAATGAAATTGAGACAACCTTCGGCCGGAGGACTCACATAAGTTATGATCGTTAAAAGCAAACGGCAGTAGGGTTATTGCTGTCCATAACAAGACAATACAACTAATGGTTTTATGGTGAGTTGGATGAGCTGGCTGAAATCGGCACCCTGCTAAGGTGTTTGTCATCTAAAAAATGGCACGTGGGTTCGAATCCCACACTCACCACCAAGAACGTTCCAGCTAATCACTGGATAGTGTGACCCGCACGATGAGAAGTACTGTGATAGGTACGGGTGGTAGTCTTTAAACCGAAAGGCCGCTGGCAGTGCGAGAACGGAACCTGTCGTGGAGAGGGTGGAGGCCGTGTGTGATGGTGTTGGGGGTTCCCGGCGCTTGATGCGGTATAATTACCTCCGGGGTTCGCAGAGCAACTAATTTAGGTCTCATAGTATAATGGTTAGTATAGCGGCTTGTCACGCCGTTGATAGGAGTTCGATTCTCCTTGGGACCGCCAAGTTTTGTAAGTGTCAGCAAGTGAAGTCACGCTGTTCAGTATTCTTCGAAGGTACTGCTCAGTAGAAGGTTAATGGGTTCAACTCCCACCCGCGGGGAACTGCGGAGGTCCGTAAAGGGGACTATACTGGACGAATCCTAAGTGACGTACCGACTCCCGTCCGGACTAGTATAATCGGGTGAATGGTGCTGATAACGTGGCAGCACTACTTACAAATTCATTTTTAGATGTTGACAAGATATAAATAGACTGCTATAATACAGCATGTTCTTTAAAAATGTGTAGAAGTTTTTATTGCCCCGATGGTGGAATGGTAGACACGCTGGTCTTAGAAGCCAGTGCCTAGTGCGTGAGAGTTCGAGTCTCTCTTGGGGCACCATATTAAAACATACTACTGAAGTTGGTTCAGTTAGACAGGGAGATCCAATTGCCTATGTCGTTAGTATGTTTTAATATGGTTAATGCCGGAATAGCTCAGACGGTAGAGCAGCTCACTTGTAATGAGAAGGTCGAGGGTTCGATTCCTTTTTCCGGCACCAAAAATTTATGCGGGTAGACAGGACAAGGGGCGTCCAGCAGCCTTCCAAGCTGAAGATCGCGGAGTTCGACTCTCCCTACCCGCTCCAAATTCAAAAAGGGCAAATATGCAACATTATAAAAAACTTAGTCGAAGTCCAGATGTAGACATAGATCAATGTGTGAAAAACGTAGGAGACAATAGATTTGATCTAGTGCTAATTGCAGCCGCTAGGTCAAAAGAGATTGCTCGTAGACATAAATTAAGTGAAGATACAACGCATATTAATGCACCAATCAATGCATTGCTTGAAATTCAAGAAGGTAAAATTGGTCGTGAATATCTAAAAAAAATCTAATCTCGGTGTAGCTTAGTCCGGCTTAAAGCGCCTGCTTTGGGAGCAGGAGATCGTGAGTTCGAATCCCACCTCCGAGACCATAAACGTCACTCTTACACACGGTGTACAGTAGGATAAGTAGTGTGTACAAAATTTTACCTCGTTCGTCTAATGGTAGGGCCGCGCCTTTACACGGCGCAGACGGCAGTTCGATTCTGTCACGAGGTACCAGTTTTATTCCCTGATAGCTCAGTTGGTAGAGTAACGGACTGTTAATCCGCTGGTCGCTGGTTCGAGCCCAGCTCGGGGAGCCATATAAGGAAATCAATATGCCGATGTATGAAACTACTGTTAGAACACCGCAAGGTGAAGAAAAGAAGCGAGTTTATGCGGATACACCGCAAGAGGCTAAACGTCTTTTCGAACAACTTTACGGTGGGCCTAGAGCAGTTCCATATATACCTAAGGTAGTTCCAAGTTAATGGGGGTATAGCTCAGCTGGGAGAGCGGCGGCTTTGCAAGCCGTAGGTCGCAGGTTCGATCCCTGTTACCTCCACCAAACATGCACCATTCGTCTATCGGTTAGGACACCAGGTTTTCATCCTGGGAAGAGCGGTTCGACTCCGCTATGGTGTACCAGATATGCGGGTATAGTACAGTTGGTAGTACATCTGCTTGCCAAGCAGAAGGTCACGAGTTCGAACCTCGTTACCCGCTCCAGATTCCCCCGTTAGCTCATGGAGAGCAGGTCGGCTTATAACCGATTAATCTAGATAAGGTCCAGGATGAGGTTCGATTCCTCAACGGGGGACCAATTTTAAGTTAGTCAAATTAGGTTGACTGACAACATAGATCATTATATAATAGACAAATAGTAAGGAAAAGACAAATGATAATCACACTCCGCAAGGCAAGCGCACTCCAGAACAGCATCAATGATACTATCAAAAGTATTGAGCTAAAAAGCTCAATCCGTATCAACGAATTCCAAGACGCTGAGGCAGAAGTTGCCAAAGCCGCACATGAATTCACAGCCAATGTATTTCGTCGTGTGGCATTGACAGATGTCCTCTACGAAATCCGCAAGGCAGTGAGCCGTGCAAATGCACAGGCCAATGTTAACGATAAGTTGGCAGATGTTGCACAGTTGGAAAAGGACATCCAGTTTTTCTCTGGCTTGGCAGGAAACGATGTTCGCGAGGATGCACAAGTCCTTGAGGGCAAGTTGAACAAAATTCGCAATCGCAAGGAAGAAAGTCGTGCAAGCCTATACGGCATGGGCGACGAAATAGCAACATCTGTGCTGGAGCGCAAGGATGTTGATCTGTTCCGTGCAAAGGCAGCTGAAGCGAAAAAGCAGAAGCAGAAGTTGCAGGATGAGCTCCTAGAGCTGAATGTCCGAACAACCATTACCTTAAGTGGTAAGGCTATGGATGTTTTGAAGCACGAAGAGCTGATCTAAGTATAACCCGGCATCCCGTAGCCGTAAGTAAACGGGGGTCAATTGTCTAGTCCATAAAAGACACGGCGCATTGGATCTGCCGCAAGGCCCGCTTACATGGGCGACTTGAGAAATCACAAAGGCGGGGACGCTAACCCGTCTAAATGGAAAAGTACGTAGACGGAGTAGACAGCCCGGTCTAAGGGCTCCTGTGGTGGGAGTAGCTTAGACACTTTATCGAAGTGCATTATAAAACATCAACCAGTTTAAGGTGGATCTGGAGCCCGGGAAGAAAACCTTTAGTGTACTTCAAAAAAGTTTACCAAAATAGGTTGACGAATGTTGTAGTTGAAGCTACAATAGATACATGTTAAGAAATTAACAATGTTCTTTAAAAAGTTAATAGATAAAGACATAAGTCTTTATATGAAAGCACATGTGCCTCCATATAAAGATTTAAGGGTCGCTTAAGATCCTGTAGTGTATGGTTCGCCCAGCATTACAAAGAATAACTGTGGTGACACAGCCAACGGATGTATGCCTACATAAGTCCGCCAGTGATGGTTCATTTAAGCAAGCCTGCTCACTGTGGCGACACAGCGTTCACTGATAAGACCGGTGGATGTAACAGCAAAGCTGATGTTGGGGAAAGAACATTGTTCGACGTGCCGCAAGGAACACGGGGCAATGAAAAGTAACAGGTGGTGCTGACTTCCCAACGAAACCAATCAGTCAGTTGGTATGAGAAAGGGTAGTGTTCGGTTCCGAAGAGTCGCGTCTAAGGGGTCGAGCGCAGTATGAGTGGTTAGTGGCTTGTTTTGATGCATGACACCGATCGCAAAATACGACTGAGTAGCTCGCGAGGCAAAAGGTACGTGGTGTGTTGTATTGGGTAGCCCAAAAGGTTATTCAGCAACAGAGGCAGCACATCGCAGTAGGTTCAGTTATAGGCTAATTGGTAAGCCAACTCCCTGTTAAGGAGTCGACTGAAGGTTCAAATCCTTCTAACGATTAAAATGCAAAGACTGCCTCGGTCATATGTGAAAAGCATCTAATACTTGAGCCGCAAGGTAATCAAGTCAGACGTAGCTCGCAAGGTGAAATCTGTTTATGCAAGAAGTTTCGTAGCCCGCAAGGCTTAATGGATCGCAAGTTCAACGGAATAGAAAGCGTAGAATAGCATATGATGTCAAGACTACTGCCTGTCTTTAAACGGCGATGCTGACAACAGACAGTGATACTGGTAACAGGTTGCTGTGGATGTCTAGAGAAGCAGTGCTCGCAAGGTGCTGTATAATGCTAGAGGTGTTGTTGGCTTAAGGTGTAATCTCAACCTTAGGCACTATTATAAAGCACACTGAGCCTGGGAGTCGCGCTCCGGGTTGTTTCAGATAAAAATAGTCCGCAAGGAATAATTGGCAGTGTGTTTCATAATAGTTTTGACGCGGTATATGGAAGTGGTCATCCGTCCAGTCTCATAAGCTGGGAATCGCAGGTTCGAATCCTGCTACCGCAACCAGTTTTGCTAGTTTATTAAAACTAGCCGGTGAAAAAGAGGGAGATGAGGATAGACAATAGTTATCGCTTCATGCGATGACGAACATACTGGCAATCAGCCTGAACAGCTGATCCGTGCTTGTGTGAACTGGTCTAACTGTAATCGACATTGTGATTTGCTAACCAGACATATACAGGCCTCTGTGCTTTGTGCATTGTGGCTTGTCAGGAGAGGATTTTCTGAATCTCCGTTTGTACATTGTCCAGTCTATTACTTACCTTCTTTTTTGTCGTTACATCTAAAGAAAACTGCTACTATTATAAATAGTGTAGTAACCAAAGGTAGCGAACATGTTGACACTAATCCGAGAACTAACCGATCCAATTTTAACTTATATCAAAGATGATCCGGTTCGTCCGGATATTCCCGTAGAATTTCGAATTTCCGAAAATCGCTTTGTTAGCAGTATCACAGACGACGAAACTAGGGATCCAAAAGCCATAGTCTGCGTTAGCCTACAAGATTTTATTCCTGCTTCAGTGGACGAACTCAAAGAAGCTGCTGAAACACCGACGACAGCGATTTTTTACACTATTTGGAGCTATGTCCCGGGTGCGGCCAGAGAGCTACTTTTTGAAACTGTTGATGCTATTAAGAAACAGTATCCGACCGTAGACAGATTTGTTACTCTTAGTCCGCCGACAGAAATGGCTAAGAAGTTTCATTTGAAAAATGGTGCTGTTGTTTACAGAGAGAATCCGGACACAGTAAACTATGAATACCTTCAAGATTGTTGACTTTTGCTTGCGGTGACAGTATAATAACACTGTGACCGTGAGCAAATAGGCAAAGCTCCAAAGCCCAATGGGTCGCGGGAATAGACTAGGCTATAATGCCGTCTTTGGAGGTTCAAATCCTCCCGGTCACACCAAATTTATCTCGCTGTAGTTCAATGGACAGAACGGTTCTCTCCTAAAGAACAAATCCAGGTTCGATTCCCGGTGGCGAGGCCAAAATAGGATATTAATGTATAGAGTAAAATGGAAAGGCCTAAGTGGGGTCGAAAAAGAAATCACTGTGCCGACGTTAGATTCGGCAATGAAATTCAGCAAGTCTTTGGGTAGCTTTGTATCTATCCGAGGGGGCGGAATGGAAATAGTAGGAAAGTTTGGAGTTGACAGCATTGAAAACGGCTGTTGCCCAGACGGCGTAGACTACGATTGGTATAAAAGGAGAAACCCTCATGCCGTGGATTCAGAATGTAGCTTATGCTGATATAGCTAAGAAGCACCATGTTGCTGTGGGCGAAAACTCTATGCTGATTCAGATCGTAGATCCTGCTATGGAATTCCCTAAGCCAGCACACAACTTTAAAGAAGTACATCAGTTTGAGTTCCTTGATCTTGAGACTTATGACAAGTGGGGAGAAGAATTTAAAGTAACCGATGCCCAGGCCGCAGAACTAGTTCGCCTGCTACAACATGCTCTTGACAACAGAATGGACGTCATTGTTCATTGTGTTGCCGGTGTATGTCGTTCAGGCGCGGTCTGTGAAGTTGGAGTTATGATGGGCTTTCAAGATACCGAAGCCTACCGTAGCCCTAACTTAATGGTTAAACACAAGATGATGCGAGTTTTGGGCTGGACCTATGATGAACAAGAAAGAGGAGATGTATAATGTACTTACATCGAGATGATGTTTCAAGAATGATGAAAATTTTTAACAAGTTTCCAGATGTGGAAGTGGCAGAAATTCAGCAAGATACTAGCTCAGGTATTGGTGCTCATACAACTATGATTATCGAAACTAGAGTTAATGACGAACCTGGACGTTTTGAAATTGTAGTTTCTAGTGTGGAGAATTGGTAATGCCAAAGTGTTACCAACTTATCGGTGTACCTGGGGCAGGAAAAAGCACTTGGGTATCAAATCAAGAGTGGGCCAACGACTGCATCTACGTATCAACAGATATGTATGTTGACCGTCATGCTGAATCTTTAGGAAAGACTTATAATGATGTCTTTGATGATTTCATGCCAGAGGCAGTAAACTTAATGTGTCAAGATGTTATTGTAGCTCGAAGTCAAGGTAAAGATATTATCTGGGATCAAACCAGTGTTTCGATTAAAAGCCGCAAGCGAAAATTCAATATGTTACCAGACTACGAACACATTGCTGTGGTATTCAAAACACCAGAAGCTGAAGAACTAGCTCGGCGTTTGGCTAGTCGTCCTGGAAAGACGATCCCTGACCATGTTATGAAGTCCATGATCGATAACTTTGAAATGCCCACAGAAGAAGAAGAAGGGTTTAGCCAAATTTGGCACGCAGAATAACTGTTGTAAAAATGCCACAGACCCTGTCCTCCTTTTTTGGTTGACAGGGTTTCTTTTTGGCTGTATAATATAGACATAGTAAGGAGAGCAAAATGGCTAATGTCAAAAAAGGCAATTTGACTGCTCCTCCACAATGGTGGAAGCATCTAAAAGATTGGAAGCGTGTGTTTTGGAAATCCGAAAGACAAGCTCAAAAAAGAGATATCAAGGAAAGACAATGACAACTTGGGTAACTAGTGATCTCCATTTTGGACACACGAACATCATGAAGTTCTGTCCTCAAGCGAGAGCAAGATTTAAAAACGATGTAGACTATATGAATGAGCAAATGATTTTAGAGTGGAATGCCACTATTGCTCCGGAAGATATTGTTTACATTTTAGGTGACGTGGCATTTTTACCTGCGGCCAAGGCTGTGAGTATTATGCGGCGTTTGAATGGTACGAAGATTTTAGTTGAAGGTAACCACGATCGTAAACTGTTAAATGATCCTGTGTTTCGAGGATGCTTTTCTGAGATACATCAATACTTATGTATCACTTACGAAAAGACTCGGGTAGTGATGTTTCACTATCCTATCGCGGAATGGGATCAAATGCACAGAGGTGCTGTTCACTTTCACGGACACTTACACGGTGGCGTGAGTGGATTGGAAAAGTTCCGTGCTAGAGATATGGGCATGGACGCTACAGGTATGATCGCAGTTACCATGGAACGTGCTATCGCAGATGCGATGACGGGCGAAATTAAAGGACATCATGTATAAGGAGTAGACATGAGCTATTATGACAGATATTGTAATGTTGATGTGTTGAAGGGCAAGATACTGTCCAGCATCAAGGAAAGTGACGATGAAATTGTTTTTGAAACAGTAGACGGCGAACGCTATCGTATGTATCACCAACAAGATTGTTGCGAAAGCGTAAGCATCGAAAGCATTGTTGGAGACCTAGAAGACCTAGTAGGTTCTGAGTTGTTGATAGCTGAAGAAGTCGAAGGCGAAAGCCCAGCAGATTTTGAAGCATATGAATCTCATACTTGGACTTTCTATAAGTTCGCTACTCGAAAGGGTTACGTGGACATTCGTTGGCTAGGTTCTAGTAATGGTTACTATTCAGAAAGTGTAAGTTTTATCAAGGAGTAAGATATGGAAATGGTTGAACGTGCTAGGGTTTTTGCCACAGCGGCTCACGCGGCTGTTGCTCAACTTCGCAAGTACACGAACGAACCCTACATCGTTCATCCTGCCGAAGTTGCGAGCATCGTCCGCTCAGTACCTCACACCGAAGCAATGGTAGCGGCTGCTTGGTTACATGACGTTGTCGAAGACACGGGCGTTACATTAGAAACTGTCCGTGCCGAATTTGGTGACGAAGTTTCTACATTAGTTGGATGGTTGACTGATGTAAGTCGTCCGGACCATGGCAATAGGGCCGCTCGCAAGGCAGTGGACAGAGCACACTCTGCGGCTGCTCCTGCTGAAGCACAGACAGTAAAGTTAGCTGACTTGATCTCCAACACTCGCAGTATCTTAGAGCATGACGAAAAGTTTGCTCGTACATACTTAGAGGAAAAGAGATTATTGTTAGAAGTTATGAACAAGGGCGATGCTACATTAATGGCTATTGCTCGTAAGAACATCGGAGTTTAAAATGAAATGGTTTTGGCAAGATGCGAAAGGGCTGAAGGACGATGTCAATAGGCATCGTGCCAAAGAAGCCGAACTAGATGCTCGTATAGCAGAACTAGAAGTCAAGGACGACCCTATGAGTATAGCCGCTCTGCGTGTCTACCGTAGATTCCGTGCCCAACTGCTACAGAGCAAGGCAGAAGTTGTTGACAAGATTGGGAAAAGAAAATGAACGAAGGAGAGAAGGCAGGCTGCTGGGCTATGGTGTATTTGCTAATGGTTGGCGCAGCCGCCTACTTTACGATCTTTATGGTCATTTTTAGTTTTCTTAAACAAACGTTTTGGAGTTGAATTATGAAAAATCGTTACGGTAATGAATACAGTTTTGAAAAGGTCGCTGAGAACACTTACAAGATCGTGGGTGAACTCAGCTACTGGAGATTTGGTGGCAAGGAAGGACAGAACCAAATGGACTTTACAGACCTTGGATTTGTTGATCCTAGCGGCGGTCCCTTCATTTCTCCCGGTTATGTTATCGAAGGCCGTAAGGTTATTCGTATTAGTTCTAAGGACGAGGACATTTTCTTTGAGGTGGAATGATGTTTAAAGAAGAATTGAAGAAGTATGTTGCAGAGTCTGGCCTTGTGAACATGAAGTCTGCTGGCAATGACATCTTCGTTCTAAAGTACAAGAAGAAAGTGTTCTACGATAACCTGTGGAACGACTACATCGCAGAGTGCCGTGGGTCTATTGTAGATGCTGACTTTAACTTAGTTGCATATCCGTTTACAAAGATCTATAACTATGGTATTGAAAAGGCTGCACCAGTGCTTGCCGATGATACTGAAGTGTTAGCATTCCGTAAGGTCAACGGCTTCATGGTTTCTTGTACTTGGCATAAGGGCGATGTGTTAGTGTCTACTACTGGAAGCACTGACTCTGACTATGTTGCTATGGCAAAAGAAATGATGCTGACTCATATGGACTGGCCAAGCTGGCAGTTGGCATTTAATGCCAGTGACATGGATAAATTGACTGTGATGTTTGAGTGCGTTCATCCCAATGATCCTCATATTATTCCAGAAAAGCCGGGCATGTATGTATTAGGCTATCGTGAAAACGAATGGCGTAGTAAAGTAGGTCATAACCCCCGTGTTCTTGAAATCATGAGCAAAGGGTTTAACTGCCACATGCCAGAAGTCTACGAAACTACTGTTGGCAACTTAGTTGAACAAACTAAGAATGTACGACACGAAGGATTTGTATTCTATACTGAAGGTGGTGTGAGTGCTAAGATCAAGTCGCCATACTACTTAACTTCAAAGTGGGTTGCTCGCAATCCACGTACAGATAAGTTGGTAGATTTGAACAAGGACATCAAGCACAATCTGGACGAAGAATACTATCCGCTGGTTGACGCTATCCGTGCTAATATAGTACAATACACAGCAATGGACGAGCAAGCTCGCCTAGCTTGGGTAAGAGAACAGTTAGCATGACATATCGTCAATATTACTGGAAAGAGATGAAGAGGGCTGCTAGGGCCTTCTTCATTTACTCAAAAGGATTCGTACTTAATAGGAGAGTATAATGGAAGATGAAAGCCATTTACCGGTAGCAGAACAAAGTTTAGTTTTTAGGCTTAGAAAAAGAGCACAAATACGTAGGCAAATACCCGGACGTAAAAGTGTCGAAGAAGGTGCTCCAGATAGGATCGCCAATCTACTAGAAGAAGCCGCAAATGAGATTGACCGCCTAAACAAAATAATATATAATAGTCGTTAAAGGGAACAAAAATGTCCAAAGGATCAAGACCGCGTCCTTATAGTGTTAGTCAATCAACATTTGGCAACAATTGGGACGCTATTTTTAGAAAAAAGGAAGAAACTATGCAGGTAAGAGCAGATCAAATTAAAGAAGGCGGAGTACCTTGTGGGTGTGGACGTAGTCCTACAGGATTCTGTATAGGCTGGCACGGCCTAAGCGATGAGGAATTCCAACGTCGACTAACTGAACATCAAAATAAACAACAGACACAGGGAGAATAAATGGCTCAACATCTAATGGTAGACTTGGAAACTCTCGATGTTAAATCTACGGCAACTGTATTAACATTGGGCGCAGTTCGATTTGATCCATATTCTACTGCTCCGATGAAAGAGCTATATCTACGGGTAGATATTGATAGCCAAGATAAACTAGGATGTACTGTAGATGACAATACCCTAAAGTGGTGGAACCAGCAGGATACCAGTATCATGGAGGAAGCATTTAATCCGGTGGATCGTATTCCAATCCATGAGGTCATTAATCAGTTTCATGCCCTTGCCTGGAACTGTGATGCTTTTTGGAGTCATGGTGCTACCTTTGACTTAATGATTTTACAGAACATCTACGACAGGTTAGGTAGAACTTATCCTTGGAACTTTTGGCAAATGAGAGACACTAGGACACTGTTTGACATCGGTCACGATCCTGAGATGCCTCAAGGTTCTAAGCACAATGCTCTGGAAGATGCCAAGCGGCAAGCTGTAGGTGTTCGTAATGTTTATCGTAAACTAGGATATACAGGAAAAAGATGAAAGCAGAAAAACCCGCAGAAGGAATAATGAAGACTGGAGATTACAGTGATTCAAAGTTTTATAAAGTCGTCTGTGGTTGCGGCCAGCCTGATCATGATATCGATTTTGAAGTTGAGGCAGCCGAAACTGGTGTTAATGTCAATACCTATATTACTGCTAAAACTGACTTTTGGACAGAAACTGTTAAAAAACGCTACGATATTGATAACCCTTATCTACAAGAACTAGACTGGACTTTAAAAGATATTGTAAATGGTGTTGTTACCCGTTTAAAATTAACCTGGACTATTTGGACTAAGGGCTACGTTCGATGCGAAACTACTATCGCAATGAGCGAACAGCAGGCTCTTAACTACGCAGAAACTCTTAAATCCGCAATTCAAGATGTCAAAGATTTCAAAAAGCCCCGATAGGCACAGCTTCCAAAAGGGAGGCTATGTTAAGCGTCAAGAAGAAGCAGGTGAAGCTGTCAGCGAAGCCTATCTAGACATGTTCGAGAACATAATCAATGCACATGAGCATAAGTTTGACGACCCTGCCACTCATGAAAATAATATGGAGTACGATCTGCTAACCACCGATTGGATTTTAGAAAAAGTTCGTGTCAGCGAATCTTATGCTCAAAATCTCTATGCGGCCATGTGTAACATGAGATTCGTTCGTAAAGAACTGTTTCCATATCTCCGTCAAGATCCAGACAAGGATCTTTGGAGTGCCAGCTGGAGGTATGCTGGAGGTATCGTAGCAGACATGCGACAAGAAGGTGACTACATCGATTGGTACTGCTCGGGCATGGGCGGCCTCAATCGTGAGTTCGACGGAGATGAAACTAACGAACAGTGGCAGGCTCGTACCGGGTATGTTCCTGAAGGTCTAGTTACTAAAGAAATTGAAGCAGATCTATTAACGCTAGGGTGGATTCCTGTGCCTTGGGACGACGATAAATAATCACTATGAACAACACAACAAAAACCTATGAAGCAGGGGAGATCTTCGAGGACATACCTGGAGATCCAGATAACTGTATTATGAAAATACCTCCAGAAGTCTCTGAACAGATGGGGTGGAAAGAAGGGGACACATTGAAAATCACAGTAGAAGAGGGTCGTATGACTATCACTAAAGTATGAGCAAGAGGGACGACATTTTAGAAGTACAGGGCCAAGTCACGGAAGTCCTGCCAAATAATACATTTCGTGTCAAAATAGAAACTGGTAACGAAATTGTCTGCTACACAAATGGTAGACTACGCCAAAATAAAATTAGAATCATTTTGGGAGATAGTGTTAGGGTAGAAATAAGCGTTTACGATCTTACCAAAGGCCGTATTTCTTATAGACTATAATCCAAAAAATCAGTTGACCTAAATCAATCCTGATGTTATAATATTGATATTACAGTATTTAGGAGCAACCAAATGCAAGTAGTTAACATCAACGATATTAACCAAAAAAAGCGTAAACAAGAGCTCATTGAAATTTTGGATGCAATGAGGCAAATGGTCGAAACTGACGAAATTACCGAATTTGTGGCTGCGAGTATGAGCGTCGATGGCGATGTTAAAATCCATGCCTGTTGCAAAGACTTTGCAGGAGGAGTTGGCCTATACGAAATTGGCAAACATATCTTTATCGCACAAGAACACTGATATGGAAGATATTAAAAATCTTCGATGGCCAGCCATCGACGTATTAGCTCTGTCTTGTTGTATCTTTCGACAAAAAGGTTTCATTTCTACTAGCACCTATGTAGAGGAAGAACAACAGCAGTGGACTAACAAAGAAATGCTGACCTATGCGTTGATTCCTAAATTAGCATCCGACAAGTATATTTTATCATTCAACCCCACAGACGAAGATCAAGAAACTGCCGAAGCTATCGTCAAGTATTATCGTAGATTGACGTTTGGAGTAATCGGCGACACTATCAATGACTACATGTCTTCTGTGTTTAAAAACACGCAGGCTGATGAAGTTTCAATGAAAGACTTTGGAGTCATCGCTAGTATTCCTAGCGCATATGACCGAGAAATTTCTTTCAAAGAATTAAAAAATCAAATCAAAGATACTGCCCAATCATGGATAGGTAATGAGGGTGTTACAGTAACCCTTAATATCAGATATATTAAAACTAGATTTATCGCCCAAATTAACTGCTACGGCCATGAGGCTATCACGGATAGTAACCATTTGGTTAGTTTCCTTAATAAAATCGAACTAGGAAAAATCGGAACTAGTCAAAAAATTCGAGCCAAAGTTAAAAGACATACGACAAACTACCATACCAAAACTGCCGAAACACAATTAAAC